AATTAGAGTGGTTTCAATATGTGGGAAGCAACTTAACTACTACACGCGAATGGTGCAAAGAAATGACCGGGGCTAAAAACGGGTGTATGCCATACGTTCACAGGTCACAGTTCAAGAAATTGGTTGACGGAGTTGTCTGCGGGCATCAGGTAGCTATCTATAAAAAGACCGGGTTGCCTTATGGATTTATCGAAGGCACAAATGCAGATAATTTATTTATCAGGCGGGGTGGATATAATTGCGGGCATCAGTTCTACCCGGTAAGTTCTGTATTAGTGCCGAAAAACCTACGCGAAAAGTTTGAATAAATAATGGCTGCCAATCACACGACAGCCATTATCCCATAAATAACAAAATATCTAAAAATAATCCTGACAAACATAGCCAAAAGTAATTAAACATTAACTGTTAATAAGTTTATTTATAACCAACCAAATGTTAATTAAATTTTTATTAGTATTGCCACCATGCCCGAAGAACAAGAAACGATAGAAGTGTGGTTAGGCAATGTTCACGTAACAACCGTTCCTAAAGTAGCCGAGTCGTGGATTCGAAAAGAATACTTTGGCAAGCCTGAAGAAAAGAAATTGATTATAAAATCCAAGCTAACCGTTTCGGAAGAAGACCGTAAAAAAATTATAAAAAAACTAACCCCAGCCTGATGCCAACCGTACTCGACTTCATCAACAACACATTTAAGAAAGCAGGAGTAGAAATGTCCGCCTCTATGAAAGAAGCGCTGAACAACCCTGAATTAACTAAAGTGAACTTGGATGACGAGCTTGCCAAAAAAGCAAATGAGAGCCTGATGACTATCGAGGTAGCTAAGGAGAATCCTATTTTAAAACAGCACTTCAGGGCATCCAGTCTCAATCCGATTGACACAGAAATTGAAAAACTGTTAACTGAGTATGAAGTTCCGGACGCTGAGGCTGCTGCAATCAAGGCAGAAAAAAACACCTATGAAAAGATACCTACTTTCATCAAGGTAGTTAAGGCACAGCTTGACAGCAAAGCAACCAAAGCAGTAGGTGATAAGGCAACACTCATTAAAACTATCGAGGAAAAAGACGCTATTATCCTCTCAGACAGAGCAAAAGCAAAGTTAGAAAAAGAGCAACTGATCGCAGAAAACAAAAACAAAGAAAGAGACTGGAATATCAGCGGATCGCTTGCCGGGTACAATTACAGTAAAACCTACGGAGATCGCGCTGATGCAATCGCATTAGCCAAGATTAAACTTGAAAGACAGCTTGCCTCAGACGGAGCTAAGGTAATACTTGGAACAGATGGTATGCCAAAACTGGTAAGTGCTTCTGACGAAGCCCTTGAGTTCACCAGAGAAAGCCAGAAAGTTTCTTACAAAGACTATATTGATAAGTTAGTAGCTGACAATAAGATGATCGAGGTTACCGAAACAGGTCAAACTAAACAAACTACAGTCAATACTAATACGAATACCAACAGTCAGAATGGACAAACTAAGTCATTTGTTCCGCCACGCGCCATGACCGACATTGATAACGATTTACAAAGCGCCCTGAAAGCTAACCCAAATTAGTCAAAGGGAATACCAGTCCTTAACCGGAACCAACCAGTACCCGCCCGAAAGGGAATATTGCGCCACACTTTGGCGACCACTTTTTAAGCATCCGAAATAATTCGGAGCATTCATTCTAACTTAAAAAACTCAAAATAAAATGGCATTAGGATATTGTCCTGCTATATTGCTTCACTTAAAAGCAATCGCAGGAGACGCTTACCCAGGTCACAAAGTGACTGAACCCGGTTTTACACTTATGCTGTACAACCAACCCAACCGACCTTCAATACTTCAGCAGGCATACCCAAACGGGCATTCCAGAACGGCAACGGTTAAATATAAACCACGTACCACTGAAAATTATGTCAATGATGCGATTAGCTGTGACGTTGACCTAACCCCTGCGTGGAAAGAAACACCGTTCACTGCTGACAAGACAGTTCAATTAGGACTATACTTCTCAGACGAAACTATTCGCCTGTACTGCGAAGACGCCAGCCGTATGATTAACGGTGATGGCTCTTTAACAGGCATCCCGCCTTCGACCTTAATGGCAGAACACCTGGACGGGATTTTACACGCTATGAACGGATTATATCAGAAGATGGATAAGACATTGCTTACCACCATGAGCACCCTGTTCGGAAAGAACAAGCGCACCGGTTTTTCAGGAGCTACCCCATCGACTATCAACATTCCGCTAAACGGAACACAAAACGACCTTCAAACTGGTCTTCCAAGACTGTGGACAGACATTGTAGAGAATGAAATTTGCGCTAAACCAACTATCGTAGGTAACGGAAACTTCCTCGCTTGGGATATGCTCATTAGAAATGGAGCCGTTTCGGCTAACCAGTCCGGAATCAATTACTCGGAAACACCACAATACCGGTTCTACCATGACATCTACTCCGCTACGCAGTGGGGTTCAAACCAGATTGGCGTGTTTGAAGACGGAGCAATTCATATTATAGAAGATCTTCGTAACGTAGGCAACTGGCAGGGACAAAAACCGGGAGCTTCGAGCTTCGGCATCTTCCGTGACCCAAGAACCCAGTGTTGGTCACCAAATGGGTTGACGATGATTCCGTGGGACATCCAGATAAAGTACATTGACTGTCCTACAACGCTGAATGACGGTTATGCCGGAGGTACAGCCACGTTTGACCGGGGCTTTGCAATCTACATCTCCAAGAGATACGGATTGTTCACTATCCCCACAGATGCTTACGATGGAGCCGACATAATTGCCGGAAACAACGGTACTTTAAGGTACACTATTACGAACACTTAATCTTGCCTGAAATACACCGCACTCTTAACCGGGTGCGGGTATTTTACTAACATGGACTGCTTACGTGGATATATCGGAGTTGATTGGTGCGGTAATTCAACCGTGCCTCCGAGCGGGTTATATATTAACCAGCTTCCCGGCATCTCCTTTAAGTCCCTGCAAGGCATGGCAGACAACGAACAGGTTACTTTCGCAAGCGCATGGGATGACATCCAGACACGGGCGATAAAACGATTCGCCTTAGACGTTAAGCAGAAGTTCTCCAAGAAATGGGCTTTAATGAGCATTCAAAACAGCCTCAACTTAGGAACCAAAATTGACGATACATTAGCACAGGTATTAGACACCACCAAAGCCTACGGGTTTACAGTCGAGTTAGACTGCTCGCCTGATGATGACTTTGTAAACTCGCTATTACAGGAGCTTTATCTTCAACATCTGTATGTATTCACAACTTTATTGCCGGGAGCGAATGCTGTAACTGCCAATATAATCATCTTCGACATCAACAGCGGGCATTTAATTAAAGAAAAGACGGCCACAATTAACTCAACCAGCTTCTTGGTAAACGGCTGGACGAAGATCGACTCGAATATCAATTTCATTAAAGATAAAACTGATGCAGATTTCTCGCTGATAAACAACTCACAGAAATATTTTATTGGAGTTAATTTCAGTGTGGCTTTAAATGTCAAAGAATTAATTCTCCCAAGCTGCCTGACCTCAATTTGCGGATGCTGTGACATGAAGTTCCGCCCAGCAAACGTAACGGTAGTAACTAATCCTTCAACCTATTATAACGCCACAATAACCTACACCGATAATCCTTACGGCATCTCGGCTATAATGGGCTCAAGATGCGCGTGGGACAGGTTAGTATGCGCTAATAAAGACGTGTTCGCTACTTCGTTCTGGTATCTACTTGGAATCGAGACGATGAACGAACAGATCAACTCCGACAGATTAAACCGCTATACTACTATTGATCTGAAAAAAGCCGAAAAGTTAAAAAACCAATGGGAACTTCACTACATGGGCGGGCAGCGGGATGACGGCAATGGCACTACTACCTTTATCAAAGGCTCGCTATCTCAGGCAGTTGAAACAATTAACTTAGACTGCTCGGACTGCTGTCTTGAATGTGAAGGTGAATTAAAATTAATGGAATCAACACTTTAAAAACAATAATATGAACAGATGCGGAAGCTGCACAAAGGGCAGGGGTAAAGGCAGAGGACGGTGATAATGATAACCTCAAATATCAAGGGTGTAGCCGCAAGGTTACTGAGAAAGTTATATGCAGTTTCGACTGAGCCTAACTTGGACGCGATGGAGCGGGAAATAGCTTTTTCGCTTGCCGGGGAGATGCGGGCGCGGATTCACGAACAGGGAAAGGACTCAGCTAACACTCAGATAGGAAATTATTCTGAGCCGTATATAAAGAGGCGGGTTAAAAAATACAACCGCTCATCCGATTCGAAAGTAATCCTGTCACTTACCCGGCAAATGGAAAATGACATGACATCGGGAGCTATAAAAACTCAAGACGGTTATGGAATAGGGTTTAAGAACAACCTAAACTTCAAGAAATCACAGTGGGCTGAGGAAACCTATGATAAAGATATTTACAAGCTAACTCAGGACGAAAAAAACAAAGTAAGATTAATCGCAGAGGACTTTATTA